GAAAGATGTTCTATGTTGCCCATAGATTTCATGCCACCAGAGAATGTCTTCAAGCCTATGTAGAATATAACTAAGCCTACTATGGCTGTTATTACAGGGTTTCCTAAGTCCATCTTACTGACTCTCTTCCATAGTTTCCTTCCCTCCGTCACCTGTTATCCCCTGACCCGCTGATCTTGCCTCGCTTGTGTCTGTCTGCGAGTTTTTCAAGGTTCTTCTCCATGATGTGTCCAAGGTTCATCTCAAGTTCTTCGGCCAGTACAGCACAGTACCACAGCACATCACCAATCTCGTATCCAATCTCAATACGCTTGGCAAGGTACTCGTCCTTGGCTGCACCGTCACGGATGAACTTCTTCACTTTGTTTGCAATCTCTCCTGCCTCTCCGGTCAGGCCAAGAGTAAGATACTCCATAGCCTGTTTCTTTGGGAAGATTGCTGTCTCACACGCGCGAGACTGATACTCTGCTGCGGTAATACTACTCAACTGCCTCTCCTTCATCCACTGTTTAGCTTCTAGTTCCAAGTCCATTTAGTTTCTCCAAGTTCTTAAAGTAAGCAGCTTCCCACCCCCGCTGCCACTCCCGATAAGGAGTGGTTTTGGGTTTCATTGGATTGGCTATCTGCCGATAGCGTTTACCAAAACGTGGGCTATCGAACTGCTCTACTCTGCCGAAGGCTTTAAAGCCTGCTGCAAAGTTGTCAGCTAGATTCTTGTTCATCCTCTTTAGTCTCCACATTAGTTTGCCACAGGTTCAACATTGATAGTCTGTCTTCGTGCATAGCCATATTATCTAACTCTGCCTGTATAGCTTCCATTATGTCAGAGTGTTCACCAATACCTACTGGGTTAGCTAGATATATGTCTATGTTAGTCCTATGCAGATTGATATTTCCAATCGCATGTTGCCTAAGAACTTCTAGCATCTGATTTTTCATCTTGTTTCTCCTTCTCTCGTAGCTTCATCCACTCTTCGTAGCAGGGGTGGTGGCGAGGTGGGTTATACTGCACCCACCCCTCACCTTGTTTCCACACCTTACCACTATGCTGCGGCAATGTCAACTACCTCACACACTCCAGCAGTACAGGCTAACTCACGACCACCTGACGTAGTGTCTTCCTTCTCATACTCACGAAGCAATTCCCAGTTTACTTTCTTTGGCATTTGCTTCAGCATCTCACCGTACTCTTCAACAGTGCAGTCCTGATAAGGTGCTTGCTTGTACGTATGCTCACTGAATGGCAGGAAGCTAATGCCTGATACCTCATCAAAGTGTTCGTATACCCACGCTCCTACTTCCATCCACTCATGCTCTTTCACAGAGATGGTGACAGATGGCTTGTGTTCACACCAGTGACGCTGATACAAGAGCCACAGTTCAAGCTGTTCAATGGCAGACATGTCGAACCTAGTGACTGCACTGTGTGGTGACTTCATTGGAAAGCTGAACACTGTTGTGCTGTCTGGCTTCATCACATCTGGCTCTGCTGGGATGCCTTCAGAGACAAGGAACTGCGTGATGGGGTCTTTGTTATCCCCACGTACCGTGCGAATGTAGTACGGGTTGTGACGAGCATGGATGCCAGAAGCACTGTCCACAAGCTGCGACACTGTACCAGACGGCTTTACACAGGTGATAGCTGCTGACTGTGAAATGCCAAGCTGTTCTGCCATAGCTGCGTTGGTAGTGATGGCTTGTTCCTTGAGTGCATTCAGAGTAGCCCCAATGTTCATACCAAGATGTGTTGATTTACCAGACATCATAGCGTTGTCCATGATACCTGTCAGTGACACACCAAGCAGCCTTTCCTCCTCTGTATTTTTCTTCCACACATTACGAAGATACTTGAAATCAGTCAGCGTGGATTGGAACGTGCCAAGAATAGTAGCTAGACGAACCTTCTCTGTCAGAGACTGCTGCGTGTCAGAAGAACGTACTACAACTTCTGATAGATTACAGAACTGATATGGACGCAGGATGATCTCGCTACAAGGATTACACCCAAACTCTTGCTCTGCATCACGCCGACCATTAATAGACGCTTGTTTCTTAGCAGCCTGCCTGTTGAAGATGCCACGCTCACCTGACTTACTCTCGTACAAAGCCAGCCACTCGCGCATGAAAGTATCCATGTCTGGTTTGAACTTATAGGACACGCTGTTGTTTGCTAGCGCGCGTTGTCCTTCGTTCTCCCACCATTGTCCTGACTTAGCATGACGCATCTGTGTGTCACCTAAGTTGGACAGACTGATGAGTGCGCTACGCCGTACCCCACCTACGACGACAACCTCACCAATCTTACACATGATATCGTGACACTCTAGTGGGTAGAGCCTGCGACCTGCAGCGTTTGTAATCTTGTCTATCACAAACTGAAACAACTCTTCAAGAGGGGCGGGGCCAGAGGCACGACCGCCGAATGTCTTCAGCCGTGCGCCTGCAGGTCTTACCTCTGATACATCCCACTTTGGTATTTGTCCTGCGTACAGCAGAGAGATCAACTCTCTCAATGCTCTTGCCCAACCGGGGCGGCTATCACCCACCTTGATGACTGTGTCACTGTTCTCAAAGTGTTCGTTAATGATAGGCAGCTTATCTACGTTTTCACGCTCGACAGAGAAACCTACGCCTGTGCCGCACATGAGTATATACATAGTCTCATCGAAAGCGCGGGTGTTGTCCACTGGTACGTAGGAGCAATTGTATCCACCTACGTGGCAGCGATCCAACGCTGGGCCAGCGGTCATCAATGCTCTCATGCTAGGCATGATGTCTTGGTTCAGAACAGCTTCTTCTAGTTCTGCACGCAGTTCATCTGATAGAGCGTAGTTGTATTGTTGTCCAAGATGCTTTTCCATATAGTCAAAGTATCGCTCAACTGTTTCCGACCAAGTCTCTCGACGTTGTTCGTCATCTTTCCAACGGGCGTACCGTGAGAGAGCAATAAAGTTCTGGTAGTCTGTGGGTAGGTAATTGTTCATGTCATCACTCCGTTAGTGTTTTTATGTGTCTGATTTTGGCACCGTCCACGTCATAAAAGTATTCACGTATGCCGTCCTCAATCTCTATGCCGACATCTTCATCGGCGGGAATAGGATATTCGTCAGGGTCTATATCAATAGTAATGAAGACTTTAACTTTCATTTTCTCCACCACCAACTTCTTCTACTAGCTCGTTAAGATACCACTGTGCTTTCTTGAGGTCTTCAACACCGTTCTTGTATCTGTAACGCCATAGATACTTCATTATATTTCCTTGCAGGTAGTACTCATAGCCATCACCTGTAGCAGCTTGTATGGCGTTGATGCATTCGATACCAGCCTTGTTGTAATGTGGTGGCGAGTTTACCATGTCTTCCTTCTTGTTCTTCTTTGTGTAGAACTCATCCATTAACTTCTCCTCGTCTGGTTGCAATTCGTTCATCTTCATCCTCATGTAATCTTCGTGTCGCATCACGCATTCCCCTTTGTCTTACTGCCAAAGCTAAGATGCACCACATTACCATCTTCTCTGGTAATAATCAAGCTGTCATCTTCATCTTCTTCAAAGATTACCGTGTCTCTATCTACTACTTCCATCACGTAAGTGTGTACCATATCACGTATGGTTTCGTCTCGTTCCATAATTGGAACTGTAGCACACATCATCTTGCAGAAGTGCATTACCTGTCCGTAGCTCTCATCACTTAGTGGGTTGCCACCTTGTGAAATGATGGAGATGTCAATTTCACCTGTCCATTCATCTCCACTGGCAGTAGGTCTTACTCTTATTACGAAGTCTCCCTCTTCGATGTCCAGATGTTTCATTGTTATCTCCTCTTTACTTTGGTTCCAGTAAACTTGATGAACTTAGGGTGTTTGTTCTTCCCTCTCTCTTTAAGCCATTCTTCTGGAATGATGCGATCATAGTACTTGAACCCATACTTGATACACCACTCTGCGTAAGTAGACTTGGCCCCTTTGCGCAGCTTACGTCTGCTGTTCTCAAAGACAAAACGTATGTCCAGCTTGGGATGCTGCTTCTTGATTGCAAGATGCTTGCGTCTGTCTGCCGCAGTAAACATACCCTTTGTCTCAATGATGATGCCATTGTCCAGCACGAAGTCTGGAGTATAGGTGCGGTACGCAAGGTCTTCCCATTCGATCTTGACCTTCTCGTAAAGATACGAGACAGCCAGTTCATCTAGGTATACAGACAGCTTGTGTTCAAGCCCACTCCTATATCCATACTTTCGTGCTGCACGAAATGATGCGTGATTAGGCAAGGCTACCTACATTACGCCATGAGATAAACGGAGACTGATACCCAAGTCCTTTCATCTCTTCGCGGATAAGCGCGTCCGCTTCCTTGCGTGCTTCAAGGGCCGCACGAAGGCCAGCAGTCTTTCGTTCACGATATTCCTGACGCAAGTCGCTAAGTTTGCGTTCAGTAGCTTTGATCTCTTCTGCGAGAGTTTCGATATCGTATACATCATCCATTCTTGTACTCCTCTGCTAGTGATACATACGCAACCGTCTTTGGTTGCTTTGCCTGTGACATAACAGCAGGGCGTTCTTCAAGCCCCGGCCAACAGGCAAATCGAAAGCGGCAAAATCCACACTCTGTAGTGAGAACCGTGTTGCCTGTCTCTTTGCCCCGGAACTTCTCCGGTACGGCATCGAAGCAACGCTCAAACCTGTTCTCCTGCATGGTTGCTGCTGTCTGCTTTATATTATTCACTTCCTGTGTAATGTCAAGACCTGTGGCTGGTACATATTTAAACTCGCCGTTAGCCTTGTTCACTACCCACCATCCACCGGCACGTTTGTCTGACGCCTTTGCGTAGCCAGCAAGCTGTGCTACATACCCGAAAGCATCACTCTGTCTAAGAGTGTCGAAGGATTCAAACTTGTTAGTGTACGACCAATTAGATGCTGACTTGATATCGTCAACAGCGCCATCAATGACAATATCATATGTGCCAGAGACGGATGTATTGTCACCAAGGTCGAGAGTAACTTTTGCATCATCTTCATACTGTACTCCTGCTTCTTTCAGTAGTCCCTTGAAGACAGCTTCAACGATATCTCCAATCATCATGTTCATCACGAATGTGGTTGGTAGGGGCAATGCCTTCTCTGGTTCGTTCTTCTCAAACCAAAGCTGACAAGTTGGCCTACCTACGTTTGACATACGTAAGCCAAACTCGTCACGCTTATTGCCCCCACCAAACTGGCGTCCAAGTGCAGCAGCTACATCAAGACCTACTTGCCGGATAGTCTCCAAAGACATGGTGGACTTACCTTTAGCAGCATTCTCCATGTACTGGTGCAACGCCAGTTCAGCAGGGTGGTTCATTACGCTACCTCTTCTACTTCGATGTCAACGATGCCGTCTACAATGGCCTCGTCGTCTTCGTCATCATGCTGCGTTGCCTTCTCTGCATATGCATTGATGATATACTCGTTGTAGTTCTGTACCCACTGCATGAAATCTGCGAACATGCCTTGTTCTTTATCTGTCAGTTCAAGGGTCTTGGTCACATCCAACGACACAACTGGAAGATAGAACACTGCACCAGTAGGAATCTTACGTTCCTCTGTATTCGCAGTAATCAGATGCTGCACAGGCAGACGCTTCATCTTGGCAAGCTGGGTAAACGCACCACCTAAGTTCTTGAAGGCGTCACGGTTATCGACTTCCCAGATAAAGGCAGTCTCGTCTACTTCCACGGGATTGCCTGATGCATCTGTGGCATTGACCAGTTCGACTGTGCCAAGCACGACGCGAACACGCTTAATCTGCTTGATAAGTTCCTGCGTCTTCTCAGGCAGGGACTTGAAGTCTTGGATATAGCCAGCAGGTTTACCACAATTGAACCCGCCGTCGTTGTCCTTGAGGTCAATGTTCAGGTTATCTGCCATAACAGTCTTCACATAACGGTTAGGGCTGTCGCCCATACCACGAACAAAACGCTTGTACATGAAGCGTTGCAGATACGGGCGAATCTTCACCGACTCTGCGTAGTATGTAGGACCATCGGGTACTTCTAACTTGTACGTGCCGCCGCTGATTACCTCCATATTGACGGTCTTGCCTTTTACTTCTGCCTCACCCATGACAGGTGAGTGATTGATGCGCAGACGAGCAAGAGTGCTAGCTTGCTTTCTCTCACCCGCTGTCTCGTTTGCAATGCCCATAGCTTTCGCCATAGCTGCGTAGTTGTTAGTGTCAATGGTTGTTAGTTCCATGTGTTTATACTCCTCCTTTGAGTTAGAAAGCCATAGTTATATCACGACACATCTTTAGTGTCAAGCCAATTTGGTCCTATTTTTGCTTCTAATAGAAGTGGCACATTAAAGTTTATACCCCATCTACCTGCAATCAGGGCCGGTAGTTCTTCGTTAGTCTTGTGGATGGCCTGCATTACAAGCCGCTCCTCGTGTGGATGTACGTCGATAACAATGCTATCGTGTACTGTATTCACAATGCAGGACTTGGCGTATGCCAGCTGATTGTCAATAAATAATAGTGCAATAGGCACTATATCCCCCGTGGCGAATGATTGCACAGGGTAATTCTTTATCTGTGTAAAGTGTGACACTCTACCATTTGATTTGCGCACTACATCTGGAAAAGAGAACTCACGGCCAGATGGCGTGGTAATCTTGCCAGTGGCTATAGCTTCTTTAGCCAATCGGGAATGCCATAGCCCGATACCCTCGTATTTTTCCGTGAAGTGTGTATAATACTCTGCTTCCGCTGCCGTTCTCCCAAAGCCTGTTGCGCCATAAAGCGGTGCAAACGTGTGAGCCTTCGCAGTCTGCCTATCCGTAGGTTGACCAGCGTCGGTAATAACTTTAGCGGTATATGAGTGTACATCAAACCCAGTAGATACTTCTTCAATTGCAACTCCATCTTGTGAAAGGAAGGCAGCAGTGCGAAACTCTAGCTGCGCGAAGTCAGCTTCCATAATCCTGCCACCCTCAAAGCGAGATATAAATACCTTCTTGACAGGGAAGGTCATGCCACGCGGCATGTTCTGCATGTTCGGGTTAGTGCTAGACAGTCTGCCCGTGGCAGCAATGTGCTGGTTCAGTCTTACGTGCAGCTTACCGTCTTGCTTGGTGTATGTACGTATGCCGTCAACAAAAGACGACAGATATGTATCAATAGCAGACAAGCGTCGAACCTTTGACAGAAAGTCCACGGCGTCAGTCATTCCCTTGACACGTGCTGCTTTCTCAAGGACTTCGAGGTTCTGCTTGCTCGTGCTGAAACCATTTGCACTAGCCCACTTAGCAGACGGGGGCTTAAATCTAAGACCTCCAACGCTCCCCAGATTAGTAAGAAGATAACCATTGCCACCACATGATCCGCACTTATTTGATTTAACATAGAGTGTACCATCTTTTCTCACCTTCCTTACCTGTCCAGTACCGTTGCATTTACGGCACTGTTTTGCCTTAGTCTTGTATAGACGCTCTGTACCCCCAGCCATAAGGCTGCGGAAGTCAGCGTCGTTCATGTATGGTTCAATGCTGTTGCCCCAATGCTGCTTGTCTGTAACCTTGCGACTGTAGACAACCCACGACAGTTGCTCTGGGCTGTTGAGGTTGATAGGTGTGTCGCCCATTAGCTTGCGGACATGTGCTTGCAGATCGTGCTGCAGTTCATCACGTTCTTGCTCATACTCCTGACGCACGCTGTCGAGAGCTTGCATATCAACCGTAAACCCTCGCTGGTAGATACGCGCAAGACACACAGCTACCTGATTAGTCAGGTCAACTGTTCCCATCAAACCAGCATCATCTTTACTATTGAGACGTAGCATTTGCTTTTCAGCAAGCTGTTGTGTGGCTTCGATGTCCGCTACGCAGTACTCTGCAAGCTCATTGTAGGGGATGTCACGTGTACTGAAACCCTTCTTGAAATACTCTTTCAGAGTGTCTTGCTTCTTGGTATCAAGATCGTAGCGTTCAGCACACGCTTCCAACGAAAGAGGCGTCTTGATACCGCGCTGCAGGACATACTCTGCCAGCATCGTGTCATACACAGGGCCATCATACTTGAAGCCCGATTCCCACAGCCACAGCAAATCATGTGCTGCATTGTGCATGATGAGTACAGTTGCCTCGTCAAGAAGCATCTGCACCCGCTCGTAGTGGTCATCCTGATTAGGGTGGTCAACGTGGTCAAACGGGAACGTCAGGCATTGCCCTTGGTCAGTGAGGATACCCACCATCACCAACGTATTGTTTGGCTCAAATGGGTCCATGTGCGTCTTACCATCACGTTCAGTAATAGTATTCTCTACGTCGAGAGTTAGTTTCATAGTGTATCTCCAAGTGCATCTATTCGGACGTTGTAACAGTCAGCCTTGACTGTGTAGTTGTTGGAGGGATCAACATCCCCCTTCTTCAAGAAGGTAGCTTTATCAAAGTAGTCCTGCTTTGTCAATACCCCAAGGAACCAGCCTACCGAAAAGTCATTCAGTACACGCACAAATGCGTAGCCATCACAGTCCTGTTTGGTATTGAATGCAGCAATGCTACACTCGTAGTGTGGCAGCGGCTTGACTGATGTCTGCTTTGTCTTCACATCAATGCGCGTATCACCTACCTTCATGTCATAGTCATATGTATTCTCCCACGTTCCGTCTAGAACCTGAAGAGCAATCTGTTCGCCAATAAAGCCAGACATATTACCCTTACCACGCAGGATAGAATTGTGCAGCTTACCCATCTCAACTGCTTTTTCGCGCGCTTTGATGAGCATGTC